CAGGAACTCAACAAACTTTTGACCTCAACAGGATTGAAGGGAACAGGATTTACCGCTGAAGAGGTCGCAGAGATTCTCTCGGGTGGAAAATCCAAGCCTGGGCATATCCCGATTGGAAGAACAACAATCCGAGTGGGCGAACATTCAATGAGAGTTCACACAGAGGATTTGAATGAATGGGCTAATTCAATCTATGGATGGAAAGATGTCGCTGAGTTATTATTTATACCACTAGAGGCGTGTACAACCGAGGTAGAATAAAGACATGGAAAAGAAGATTGGACGATTTTGGTTCGCTTGGGGACGCAAGAGCGGATTCGGGATTGGATTCAATGTGAGCAAGTACGGCTTAGATTTTGACTTAGGGTTTTGGTACATAGGGGTGGAGTTCTAGTGACAACAGCGGTAGTAAAGAAGAAGAGCGCTAAACCCAAGGGCAGACCCAAGGGGACAACCGTTCTACTCGACGACACAAGACGCGATGAACTTATCAATCTGATTGTTCTTGGTGTTCCAGTTAGCAAGGCAGTCGGCATGGTCAATCTTGCTGAGTCCACTTTCTACCATTGGATGAGCCGAGGAATGACAGAGCGGGATAGATTGGCGACGATTCCTGATGCCAAACCTAAACCCGAGGAGAAAATATATTTAGATTTTTTAGAGTCTTTGACACGGGCGAGAAACGAAGCAATCGCTAAAAAGGTCGCAGTTATCTCAAGTGCGGCGAGTCAAGGTGATTGGAAAGCATCGGCTTGGTGGCTTGAGCGTCAGGTACCTGAAGAGTTCGGGCGCATCGATAAGCAAGAGGTTCTAAGCCATTCGGTGTCAGAGGTTCGAGTTACAGTCACCATGGGAGAACTTCAAGAGAAGATAGCCAAGGTTCTCGAGTCACGCAAAACAAGAAGCGCCTAACTCATGAGCGAGAGACTTCTCGATAAGTTCCTCGAAAGTGATTCCATCAAACAAGCCGAGTTGCTTGCGATGCTCACACCTGAAGAGCGCCATGCCTTATCGGTCATGCTTGATGCTGAGTTAGAGAATCCATGGGCTAGATGGCAAAGCGACCCAGTTGGATTCGTTGAAGATGGATTGGGCGAGACTCTTTGGAGTAAACAGAAAGAGATTCTCAATTCCCTTTTGATAAATAAAAGAACGGTAGTTCCAGCCTGTCACGCGCCTGGGAAATCTCACCTTGCGGCGAGAGCAGTTGCGTGGTGGTTATCAACGCATCCAGCGGGAACAGCGGTAGCAATCACAACAGCGACTACACACCGACAGGTGAGAAACATTATGTGGCCGCATATTCGAAGAGTCCATGCTAAACATAATCTGCCTGGGGAAGCCGATACGGTTCAATGGAAAATCAATGGCACCGTAGTTGGATACGGATTTAGTCCAAGCGCTCATGATGAAACAGCGGTTCAGGGTATCCACGCTCCAAACCTTTTAGTTGTTGTTGATGAGGCTGGAGGTTTATCGGACACAATCGGCGTAGCACTTGAATCACTTATGACAGGTGGTAACACAAAACTACTTGTCCTCGGTAACCCTCCAACAGATACAGAGCAAACTTGGTTCGAAAGAATCTGCTCGAGTCCGCTTTACAATGTGATTCCGATTAGCGCTCATGACACTCCAAACTTCACGGGTGAGGCTACGGGTAGATGTCGCTCATGTCCTGATTACATAGAAGCCCACGAAGTCAAAACCCACCTCGTAGACCAAACTTGGGTTGATGATGTCATTTCTGAATTCGGTGAGGATTCGCCATTCGTTGAAGCCCGTGTGTTCGCTCAGTTCCCTAAGTCAAGTACAGGCAAAGTTATCCCGTTCGCATGGGCTGAGTTATCTACCGAGAATGAAACACCGCTTGAATCTAATCTGATTCGCCTCGGGGTGGACATTGCTTCAGATGGTGGAGATGAGTTCGTTATCGCTAGGGCTGACGGATACAAGGTAAGCATTGTTCATCGCTCATCGGGTAAGCAAAACGCCAACGCGGTTGATGTGGCTGGCGTGGTTATGCGAGAGATTGAAAACTGTATCAAGATTCATCAAGACAGACAGTTACGAGACCGAGTTCGAGTCAAGGTCGATACCATCGGATTAGGTTGGGGTGTTGTCTCCATGTTGGATAGATGGGTCAAGGAGCGCCAGTTACCCGCTGACATTATCGGAGTCAATGTAGCCGAGAAGCCTAAAGACCAAGCCAAGTTCAAGAATCAAAGAGCCGAGATGTGGTGGAACGCTCGTCAGTTGATACAGCCCAAGGATGGCAAGCAGGATGTCCGATTGGATGTAGATAGATTCGTTCTCTCGCAGTTGGCAGGACCAACTTATACATCGGACGCATCGGGTCGAGTCGTGATTGAATCCAAGGTCGATATGAAGAAACGGGGTGTCGCTTCGCCTGACCGTGCTGAGGCAATACTCTTAGCCCTCTACGAAAACCGCTCCGTCATTCAAAGCATCGCGCCAATCTCGATAGGACAATCAAACCCTTGGAACATGAACCTTTAGTTGAGACTTTATATCTTGATGATGCGGAGATAGAAACTTCAAAGTTCCTTGCTCAGAAATCTTTCGCTAAGTGGCAAGATGTCCAAGGTCATTACAGGAATTCAATCAATAGCCATTTAGTCGGACGATACGGCGAGGTAGGCGCTGAGAGATATTTCCTCAATAATGGATTGCCAGTACAACCCAATTTCTATAACTTCGACAATGATGCGATGTGCGATATTGATACGCCACTTGGTCGATGTGAGGTCAAGACTTGGACATTTGATTTTTGGCAGGATTGGGGCAGGGCTATCTCTTATTCGCAGTTGCCCTATCTAAAAGAGAAAGCCGATTTCATTTTGTGGTGTGGGGTCAAGGAGAAAGCAGAGATGGTGAGAGTTCACATATTCGGCTGGAATCTTGTAAGCGAGATTGAATCGGTTGCTCCGAGATTGATGGGTCCGTCCGCTAATCAAGTCAATAACTATCAACTAGGACTTGAGAGTGTTCGCAGTCTTGATGACCTATGGAGTCTTTAGAAAGTCGAGCAGTTGCTCAACGATAACGACTTCACGGGTTGCGCCATCCTTGGTCATTTGATGACCATAATCTCCAGCGAAGGCTTGAATCTCTCGGACAATCAAAGAGCGAGCAATTAGGCGCTCGCGTTCCATAATCTTTTCTAAGAGAGCCTTGAGTTCATCCTCGAGCATCTTCATCCTCGTCAAAGTTCCAATCTAGTTCAATCCATCGTGATTCACGAAGCGCCTTGATTGATACAGCGAGCGCGATAATGCTGATAACTAGAGCGACTTTATCCATTAGGCAGTTCGGTCTTATCTAGCAAGAATGTATCTCTCTTGCTGACGAATCCGCCATCTCTATCTAAACGCTCTTTTGCCTGTGGTTCATCTTCAGCAAAAACATGGACAACCATCTCAACCTTGTATGAGAAAAGTTCGTGCTTAGTGGGCTTGGCTTCTTTTGCCATTGTTACTCCTAACTCGAGATAGACGGAGCGTACCCCGCTTGCGATAGATAAACCAGTTACGCATCGGCGCGTTCCGCATATTTCTCAAGGCATTTATTTCTCCACCAAGCCCCTGTATAAGTTTTGGCTGGAGTCAATATCTTGATAAATGATTTAGGAGCCTCGTAGAAGAATGGCTCTTCATCTTCTCCCATGACCTTGATTGCGACTTGCCCATTCTTACGCTTGGTCAAAAAGACACACGCAAAGACTGAGTTGTTTTCCAATCGGCGAAGGGCGACATAGAAAGCCTTTTGACCTCCGACATTTTTACCTTCGAAGATTCTGACGGCTTCATAGATTCCGTCATAAGTTCTGCGAATGTAATGCTCGATGAATTTCTTGGTGGTGATATTGGCACCGACCTGAGTTACATCCCAACCCATTTATGCCACCGCCTTTTCTTGAATCGCCTGAGTAACAGCCTGTAAAACTTCGATTGGTAACTGTCCGACTGTTTCATAAGTCCCGACATATTTACCGCTGATTTGTTCAATCGCCTCTTGAAATTCTTTCAAGGCTGGTAAATAAACTTCCTGATGGAACTTTTGTCTTTCAGCCTGAGCGACTTTTGCCTTAGCCTGAGTAATTTCCCATTGAGCCTTGTATTCAACAAGACCAACTTCATATTCAGCCCATGGAATCCACAACTGGCTCAACTGAAGAACTTTTTGAACTTTACCGCCGTAGCCTTGAACTTCGACAAGAACGCCATTGCCTTTCTGAGTTTGATAGTTTCTGCTAAAACCTTTTTCGTAAGGTTCAACAGCGACGATAGTTGCTTTGTAGTGGCTACCCCACGCTGTGTATTCATGCTGTCTCTTGTTGCTGTAAGCCCATTCTTGACCCACCGCTAACTGACTTCTTTTAGCCATTTCGTTCTCCTCTCTAAGAACAGGTTCAGTATATCAAATCGGGGTTGGTTATTCAACTCAAGCGGCGAGTGTCTCCTTGTAGGAAACCCCGCGCTCGATGATGCCTAGGCGCTGGAGAGATTCATTCTCCCAATTCACCTTGTAGGCGACCCAACTAGACCCCGCGTAGCCTTGCTTCTCGTTGGATTCGAGCAAGTAGACGAACTCAGCACCCGACTTGTCGGTTTTAGCGAATTCTGCGAATGAGGCGTACTTGACCGATTCCTGACCTGATTCGCCTCGAGCCTGATAGGTGTCTACCTTGGTTGGCTTGGCGTGAAGGCTTGAGCGATTGCCGAACTTGAGCAACTTGCGAGTTTCCTTCTCACCATAGAA